GGTGCGGGCGTTCTTCGATATCGGGGGAGCGGGCGCCAGCGCCGACGCCATGGCGATCTGGATCGCGCAGTTCGTGGACCGCGAAATTCGCGTGCTGGATTACATCGAGGGGGCGGGGCAGGTGCTGGCTTATTATGTCAGTCAGCTGCGCGAACGCGGCTGGGGCAGGGCGTTGTGCGTGTTGCCGCATGACGGGGTGACCGAGAACAGCATCACCGGCAAGCGCTATGAGGATCATGTGCGCGAGGCGGGCTTCGAGGTGCAGGTGATAAAGAACCAGGGCCGAGGCGCGGCGATGATGCGGATCGAAAGTGCCCGGCGGCTATTCCCGCGCATCTGGTTCAACGCGGGCGCGACGGAAGCGGGCAGGGATGCGCTTGGCTATTACCATGAGAAGAAGGATGAGGCCCGGAATGTGGGGCTGGGGCCGGAACATGACTGGTCCAGCCATGCGGCGGACGCGTTCGGGCTGATGTGCATCGTCTATGAGGAGCCGGAGCGGCAGCGTGATGCAGCCACGACCGAACACGGCGAAGGCGGGTGGATGGGGTGAGGAGGGGTTCGCGAAGCGAACGCAATGGTCCAGTGGACCATTGCGAGCGACGAACGCCGCGAGCTTAAGCGAGCGGCCGGGCCGAGCCGAGCGCGTAGCGTGAGGCGAGGGAGGAGCGGCCGGAAAGCTGGCGCAACGGACTGCGGCCCCACGATGCCGCCGCCGACAGCGGCCGGGCCGAGCCGAGCGCGGTGTGACAGGCACAGGAGCAGAACATGATAGATCCAGAAACCGGCTGGGATGACTTGGTATGGCGGCCAGGTCCGTTGGGCCCAGATCAACCGGGGGAACCGAAGCCCCTAGATATCGTGAACGCGCCGCCGCCAACCATTACCGGAGTACTACAGGACGCAGCCAAGCCGCAGCCTTTGCAGGGCACGTCTTTGGGCTTGCTGATGAGCGATCAACAGATGGCGGATGCGGGGATCGGCAAAGACGGCTCGGTATCAGCATCAGCGGGTTCGGGCTCGCCGCAAGACACTTCGGACACTACGAAGGCGGGCTCGGGTGATGTGGCCGGGAAAATCTGGAACGCGCCAAATACGGCTATCGGCCTTGGGGTCGGAGCTTTAGGTTATCTAGCGGGCTGGCCCAGCTATCTGGTTGGCCTGCAGGACAAGCCGCCTGGTGTCACGACGGGCAATAATGCGGTCCAGTTTACTAACAATCCGCTGGGCGGGGTTGGAGCGGTAACGCTGGGCAATGCGCAGGTGATCAACGGCGAGCCGACCGATGCCGCTGATAACAGAACCCCGCCGACTCCGATTGGCCAGCATGAGGAGCAGCATACTTATCAAGGACAGCAGTTGGGGCCTTTCTATTTGCCATCCAATATTCTTGGCGGCATCGTTGGAACACTGATTGACGGAAGCTGGCACGGACCACACAATTGGAACGAGGTCGGCCCGCAGCAGAGACCGCCTGTGCCATGGCCCAAATGAGGCAGGTATGAAAAGAATCGGTTTGTTTGGCGCTCTGGTAGCTGTTTCCTCCATTACCGCTTGTTCAGCGCCGCTGGATGTAACCGTGTTTAACAACACCGGCAACGCGATCGAAGTTATTACGGATCACGATCATGGGAGCGTCGAATCGGATCAATTCGACCATTTTCAGTTTCCCTTGAGCCAAGGTTCCAGAATATTTGCGTTGCTTCGCATCACTGGTGGCGGATGCGACTATCTGTACGACCTGCAACGGGCCAGCTATCCCGATGAAGAATGGAATCGGGGTGTAGCGACTGCTGGCCGGGGCATTCAAGTGCAGGTTGAAAAGGATTTCAGCATCGATCTTCTGCCAGCCGATTACACGGGGAAGGTTCCCGCTCCCGGCGAGTTCATCCCGAAGCGGGAAGGGTTTCCGCTGCGTCCTTTCACGAAGAAGTGCCGTTAAGCGCTGCTTGAACCAAGTATCTGAAACAGTCCGTGCAGCGGGTGGATGGGGTGAGGCGCGACCGGCGAAGCCGGTCAAATCGGTCCAGTGGATCGTTTTGAGCGCCGCCTCGCTCGCTGCGCTCCCGAGGGGCAAGCTTTTCTAAGCTCGCTGGCGCTCGCCAAGAAAAGCTAAGCCAACGCCGCGAGCTTGAGCGAGCGGTCGGACCGAGCCGAGCGCGATAGCGCGAGGCGAGGGAAGCCTATTACTGGCCGTCGGCGGCTTCAATGATCGCGATCCGGAATCCTTTGTATGGCGCCTTAAGGGCGAGCCGAAGGGCCATCAAGGCCGCGGGGATGGTCGCCAGTAAAATCCCGTCCGTCACCCACGGGGTCATGGGAACCCAGTGAATTCCGGCCGCCCATAGAGCGATGGCGATGATGCCAGCGAAAAATCCGACACTCAGATTGGCCATACTATCCAGCGCCAAAACGCGGCCCACCAGATTCGAATGACCTGACTCCAGGTCAATTCCAATTCCTGCATCGCTGCCTCCCCGACCGCCGGGCAGGCTATCCGATGCTAACACAGGCAATCAATGACAGACGAACAGCTCCTTTCCGACGCCAAAGACGCTTTTGCCTTGTGCGAAGAGGCTGAGGCGGAGAACCGGGCGGAGGCGCTGGATGATCTGCGCTTTGCCAAGCTGGGCGAGCAGTGGCCGGAGCATGTGCGGCTGCAACGCATCAAGGACGGACGGCCGTGCCTGACCATCAACCGGCAGCCGGCCTTTATTCGCCAGGTGGTGAATGAGGCGCGGCAGAACCGCCCCAGCATCAAGGTGCATCCGGTGGACTCGCTCGCCGATCCGGCGATCGCGGAGATCTATGACGGGCTGATCCGCAATATCGAGCGCACGTCCAAAGCCGATGTCGCTTATGACACGGCAGTGGATGGCGCGGTGTCGAACGGCTTCGGCTATTTCCGCATCAATACCGAGTATACGGACGAGGGCAGTTTCGACCTGGACCTGCGGATCGAGCGGATTGCCAACCCGTTCAGCGTCTATGGCGATCCACTGAGCACGGCGTCGGATTCCAGCGACTGGAACCAGTGCTTTGTCACCGAGGTGCTGAGCCACGAGGCGTTCAAGGTGCGATTCAAGGGCGCCGAGGCGGTCAACTGGAGCGACAGCGGCTATGCACGGCTGCCGGCGCCCTGGGCGCAAGAGAAAAGCGTGCTGGTGGCCGAATGGTGGCGGCGCGAACGGGTGAAGCGGCCCATCGTGGCGCTGTCGGACGGCACGGTGCTGGAGGCATCCGTCTATGCCAAACAGAAGGAGGTGCTGGACGCGCAGGGGCTGACGGTGCTGGGCGAGCGCGAGGCGCTGGCTCACAAGGTCACCCAGACGGTGCTGACCGGCGCGGAGGTGCTGGAGAAGAATGACTGGGCTGGGAAATATATTCCGGTGGTGCCGGTCTATGGCGATGAAGTGAATGTGGAGGGCAAGCGGCATTTCCGCAGCCTGATCCGCGACGCCAAGGACGCGCAGCGGATGCTGAATTACTGGCGCACGGCCTCCACCGAGCTGACGGCGCTGGCGCCGCGGGTGCCCTTCATCGGGCGCAAGGGCACCTTCAAGAGCGATGCGCGAAAATGGGCGACGGTGAACAGCCAGAACCATGCCTTCATTGAATATGACGGGGAGGCGCCACCGCAGCGCCAGCCGATGGACAGCGGGCGGGCGATCGGGGCCATTCAGGAAGCGCTGAACGCCGCGGACGACATGAAGGCCATTTTGGGGATGTATGACGCCAGCCTGGGGGCACAGGGCAATGAGACCAGCGGCAAGGCGATTTTGGCGCGGCAGCAGGAGGGCGATACCTCCAACTTTCATTTCATCGACAATCTGAACCGGGCCATCGAGCATGGCGGGCGCATTCTGATCGACCTGATCCCGACCGTGTATTCGGGACGGCGGATGATCCGGGTGCTGGGGGCGGACAATGCGGCGGCGAGCGTGCAGCTGGGCCAGCCGACCCTGGTGCGCGGGCCGGACGGCAGTGCCAGCATCGATCCGGTGACGCAATTGCCGATGACGCGGCTGTGCGACCTTTCCCGCGGCAAGTACGACCTGACGGTGGAGACGGGGCCGAGCTATGCCAGCCGGCGGCAGGAGACGGCCGACCAGATATTGCAGATGATCCAGGCCTATCCGCCGGCGGCGCCGGTGCTGGGCGATTTGTTGGCGAAAAATCTTGACTGGCCGGAAGCGGATGAAGTAGCGCGGCGGCTGCATGCGCTGCTGCCGCAGCAGCTTCAGGCGGTGGAAAATCCGCAGGGGAATCCCCTGGCGCATCCGGCGGTGCAGCAGACGGCTGCGAAAGCGGTAGCGGCGATCACTGGCCTGCAGCAGCGCAATGCCGCGCTGGGCCAGCAACTGGCGGCGCTGAGCCAGGACAAGACGGCGGAGAACCGCAAGTTGGAGATCGATGCTTTCCGGGCGCAGACCGAACGGCTGAAGACCGTGGCCGAGGCGGGGCGGTCGAGCATGGTGCGATAGAAGAGGAGTAACGATGCCCGACGACGCACCTCCCAGGTGGCGGACTAACAGCGACCCTTGTGAGATATGAGAGCTGGAAAAATATTCTCTACAGAGTCTATATCACGCGCGATCAGGACGAGGCTTCCAACTACCTGGTTTTCCAGATTTCGCCCGGACTTGAGGGGCCGGCCGATATGGTTTGGCAGGGAAAAGATCATCTCCTAATTCGTGTGAATTGC